GAAGTAATCTATATCGTTAATACCGATGTATATTACCAATTGCTGGAAGACACAACCTTCCAAACAATGAATCAAGTTGGTTCACAAGCTACACTGTTAACCGGTCAAATCGGTCAAATCGGTGGAAGCCCAGTGTTGGTTTCTGCAGAGTTCGCTTCCCCAGGTACTGGTGTTGCAGGAGCTATTGCTGTTAACCCAGGCAACTTTATTGTTGGTAATCAGCGCGGTCTCCGTATCGATACCCAAGAATTAGTTGAAACACAGCGTCGCGTTATGGTGGCTAGCCTCCGTACCGGTATGACACGTGTTACTACTAACTTAGGTAACGCTGTTACAGCTCACAAGTACACAGCATCTTAATTTGATGATGTAATTGTTAACAAGACCCTTCGGGGTCTTGTTTTATAAAGGTATTCGGTGCCTTTATAAAACAAGCGAGGTAAACATGGGATTAAATCTTACAACAAAAGCAGACTATAAAACCTATGCTGGAATTAAAAGTACTAATGACGACGCTGCTATTGATTTTATCATTCCAAAAGTTTCGGACTTAGTAAAAAATTACTGTAATAGAACATTTGTAGATTATTGGGAAACACCCAAAGTCGAAATCTTTAACGGCGGAGTTAAAAGGTTTATTTTAGCGGAAACGCCTGTAGTTGCTATTAGTAGCGTTCAAGGAAGCACTGACTACGGTCAAACATATACTGCCTTAACACAATATACAGAATGGGTACTAGAAGATAATACAATACTAAGTTTAGATGGTACTGGTTATTTTCCTAAATTAATTAAAGGCTACAAAGTAACATATACCGCAGGATATAACGACGTACCTAATGACTTAGAGCTAGCAATACTAGACTTAATAAGTTATTACCGTAAAGCTAATAGCGCAGTGCATAGTACTCGCGATATGACGCCAAATACTGCACAAGTTACTTATATAAGTAGCACTAATCTCCCCTCACATATTAAGCGCATACTAGATTTACATAAATCGGACTATACATGAGCGCAGAAGCTTTTAGACGTACCTTAAATAAAGTACCTGAGCTAAAACAATGGGCAGAAGGCAAAAGAGATACTACTTCAATATTGCAGCAAACACGTAAGTCTAGCAGAACTGAAATAGAAAACTCAACAGTAGATTTAATAATTCCAATAGAGCAACTTAAAAGCATATTAGGCGATACTACTGCCACCACTATATTTAACGAAATAAAGTCTGGTAAATACTTACAAGTACCAGAGGCTGTAGTTTATCATAATACCGTAGGTCAAGAAACAGTAGTTTTTAAAGGTCTAAACTTTAGAAGTTTAAACACTAAAGTAGCAGGTTACTTACAACAAATAGCTAAAGATGCTGGAGCACAAAATGCTGAAAACGTATCTGAAACAGTTTTAGGCGAAATAAAGAATCGAAAATATGATAGGGGCCACGTATATGGATGGGCCAATACTCTACTGCAACGAACAAAAGGCAGTATAGGTGAAGCAATAAAAGATCCTAGACGCCAAGTACCTGCAGCACAACTTGATAAAGAATTAAACGCTTTAAATGGTTTTATCGATACGTTACTAGATATCGTAGAAGAATACGACGAAGTCACTAGTGATATTAAAGGTTTAAAATCAAAAACTTTTGCTAAATATCGTAAAACTGATTCTAATTGGCTTATTGAGTGGCAAAGTAGTGCCGAGCAACAACTAGCAGGCAGTGCAGTTGCACAGGTTGTTGGCAAAGAGAATACAGGTATTCGCGGATTTTTAAAGCAAGTAGGCTATAGTAATCAAAGTTTAATTGAAAAAGCTTTAGATAGTATGGTAGATGGTTTTATTAAACAAGGTCTAGTAGCCGAAGGCTCACAGAGTTTAGTAGAGTTAGAATCTTCGCCTGCTATTGTAAAACTAATAGAAGACAGATTAGTTGCTACCATTAGTGGCAAGAAACGAAAACTAAAAAGCGAATACACAGGAACAATAGGCGGACTACCTGAGTTAACTGTTAGAAACGTTGTAGGTGCTGCTAAAGCTAAGGCAGACATTCAAAGAACTAAAGCAGAGTTAAAAAATCTAAAACAAAAAGTCACTAAGGCGAAACGAGAAGTAAAAAAGCAAGCGCTGCCAGAAACAGTAAATTTAGTAAATCTACTTGCTATTTTAAATTCTCAGATACAAGACGTAGTTAGCGCTAATATGGGCGATGGAAGTAGAAAAGACATACTTAACTATAGAACTGGTAGATTTGCTAGTACAGTTAATATTGATCACTTAACCCAAAACCGTGACGGTTTAATAAGCGTATTTTATAGTTATATGAAAAATCCATACGCAACTTTTAGTGCTGGTGGTAAACAAGACAGGCCAAAAACCCGTGACCCTAAATTACTTATTGGTAAGTCTATACGGGATATTGCGTCCCAGGTAGTGGCTAATAAATTAAGGGCTATATCAGTATGAGTAAAAGAAATAGCATTACAAAAGCACTAGCTGAAAAATTAAAAACAATTAATGGAACAGCTCCTTATACAACTAATTTGTTTAACAATAGTTATGCAAAACTAAAATTCTGGGACGAAATCCAGGACTTTCCTGCTGTATATCTTGTACCAGGTACTGAAGTACGTGAATATCATCCAGCAAACTTTACTTGGTGTTATTTAAATATTTCAATCAAGGTTTATGTTAGAGATCAAGACGATACTCAGAGCCAACTAGAAACCCTACTGCGCGATTTAGAAACATGTATCAATAATAATCGCGCACTAGTCTATGACCAAGCTAACAGCTTGGTAACGACTGAAATATTAATTCAGTCTATAATGACCGACGAAGGGCTACTAGTTCCTTATGGTGTCGGAGAGATGAACTTACAAGTGCGATACGCACTACAATAACGTTACCGGCACCAAAACAGATAAATGTCTAGTAGGTGTGCCTTACGTTTTAACCACAAGGAAATAAAATATGGCATTTAATTTAATTCGTAATAGTCGCGTATTTTACACAAGCAATGTAGATGCAACTACAGGTGCAGTTAAAAGTACGGGATTTACTACAGCTAATACTCGTGAAATTCAAGTTTTGGAAGGATTCTCATTCTCACAAAGCACTACCTCAGAAACGATCACACTAAACGAAGCTGGTGCAACACCAGTTCGTGGACAGCGTAGTTTTAATACTGCACTAGATCCAGTTGAGTTTTCTTTTACAACTTATATGCGCCCAGCAGATACTGGTACTAATATTAGCTGTGAAGAAGCTGTTTTGTGGAACGCAATGTTCTCGGCTTCTGAAATTGGCGGTGCAAATCCTGCTTGGACAGACGGTCTTACTAAAGCTGACTGCGTAGTTACTAACTCAGATAAACACCAATTGTTAGCTTTTGGTATGGTTATTGTGGTTGACGCTACAACTTTTGTTATCGATAACTGTGTATTAAACACAGCAACTATTGATTTCGGTCTTGACGCTATTGCTTCAGTGCAGTGGGCAGGACAAGGAGGTGTGTTACGCCAAATCACTAACCCAACAATCGGCTCTGGAACCTTTACTGGTTCACTTGCTGGTAACTTTTTAGCTAAAAACACAACAGCTCCTTATATTGCTAACAAACTAAGCGTTGTTACTTTAGATGAAGGTATTGCTGAGGGTGGTACAAGCTACACTCTGCCAATTACTGGTGGTAATTTAACAATTAGTAACAATGTTACTTATTTAACTCCTGCTAATTTAGCTACAGTTAATAAGCCTGTTACCTATTTTACAAGTACACGCTCTATTACTGGTAGTTTAAACGCTTACTTACGTACAGGTACCGGCAGCAGCCCTTTGTTTACAGCTGACTTAATGAGTTCTATGTTAACTAATTCTGCAACCGCTATTAGCCCTGCTTTCTTTATGAAAATATCGGTTGGTGGTACTGGTAGTACTAAAGTTGACTTTACAATGCCTGGTGTTGTGTTAACAATCCCAACAGTTAATGCTGAACAAGTTGTTTCAACAACTATTAACTTTACGGCTCAAGGTACTGCAAGTGGAGCGTTTGATATCGGTACAGCCAATGAACTGGCCATCGCTTATACAACCCCTAACGCAGCCTAATAAACTGATCTGGGCTAAGCATGGTGCTTAGCCCATTGTATTCACAAATAATAAAAATATGTCTGAAATTTCTTTAAAATCCCTTTTAGTTCCAAGTAAATCTGTTGAAGTTGAATATCCAGGCATGCCTGGCTTCAAAGTCAATCTTGCATTTTTAAGCCGCGAAACACTGCTTAACATTCGTAAGAAATCAACAAAAACTTCCTTTAAAAATCGTCAAGCCACAGAAGAGTTTAATGAAGACTTGTTCTTGCAACTCTATGTTGAAGCAGCCGTTAAAGGTTGGACAGGACTTAAATTATCCTATCTTGAACAACTTGCACCTGTTGATCTAACAGGTCAAAAACCTGATGATGAACTAGGTTTTACTTCTGAAAACGCACTGTACTTGATGAAAAACTCAAGTAACTTTGATGGCTTTATTAGTGAACAGGTCTCAGATTTGGGAAACTTTTCGAAGAGCAACTAAGTCGAGTTACTGGGTTGCTCACAAATTATATGCAAAATAACAGTGTTGCAATGTCAAAAGAAGCATACTTTGAAATGTGTGAAGCTTTAGGCAATGAACCTGCGGATAGCGAAATTCCTGTGGAGTTTGAAGACTTTCCGCTGGAAGTTCAACAAGCACTAATTGCATATAGGATGCTTCGAGATGAGTGGGATTCAATGAATGGTATTTACTTAGGTAAATCACTAATCGGTATTTCAGAAGTTTTAGAAGCTACAGAAATTGATCAAGAAGATAGAAAGTTTATAACTATGCTTGTACGCACCATAGACGGTGTAAGAATACAAGAGATCAATAATAAACAAAAACTTGAAAAGCCCGCTAAGTAATTTAGTGGGCTTTTTTATGCTTTGAAATTTTAGATATTGACAATTTTGACCATATGTGCTATAATGGTCCTAATGAAAAATATCTAAATTTTTTAATAATGCCACTTAACCATTCAAGGAGGGGGCTTAATGTCAAAAATAACTGTAGGCTTTGAGCTAAAAGACGCAACAAAGTCGGTTGACGGAGTAGATGCTTCAGGCAAACGCTTAAATAAAACCCTTGAGCGTACTCAAGAGTTAATGAAGGGTACTAGAGGCGGTGGTGGAACAAGATCTGCAGCCGCTGCGTTTGGTCAAACTGAATATAATACAGCTCGCGGAACTGTAGGCACAGGTGCAAGCGGTCGTGATTTTGCAAAACAATCGCGCGAACTAGACGGTTTAGTTCGTTTATATGCTGTGTATGCTGCTAACATCTTTGCCGCAGGTGCTGCTTTTCGCGCACTTAGCGAAGCTATGAATACCACAAATATGATTGCTGGTTTAAACCAACTAGGTGCTGCCAGCGGTGTAGCCATGGGTGGTTTAGCAAAACGTTTTTCAGAAGCTAGTGGTGGAGCTATTAGCTTACGTGAATCTATGGAAGCAACAGCAAAAGCAGTTTCCAGTGGATTGTCACAAGCACAATTTTTAAAACTGGGTGATGTTGCTAAGAAAGCTTCGCAGGCATTAGGCGTTAATATGTCGGATGCCGTTAGTCGTTTGACTCGCGGTATTACTAAACTAGAGCCTGAATTGCTAGACGAATTGGGTATCTTTACTAAAGTTGGTAAAGCTACTGAAGATTATGCACGTGCTATTGGTAAACCAGTTTCGGCACTAACAGACTTTGAACGTCGTCAAGCTTTTGCTAACTCAGTGCTTGAGGAAGGTGCAAAGAAATTTGGACAAATTGATATTCCTACTAATCCTTATGATAAGTTATTAGCTACCCTAAAGAATGTAGCTCAAGCAGGATTAGAAATTGTAAATAACGTACTAGCACCTTTTGCTAAATTACTATCTAATAACACGGGCTTATTAGTAGGTGCTATTGCGTTAATTGGTGCTAAAATTGTAAAAGATGCGTTACCCGCTATTGGCCAATGGCGCTCAGGATTAAAAGATGCAGCTGATGAGGCTCGCAAACGCAGTTCAGATATTGCTGCAAGTTTTGGCGAAGGCTTTGTTGAACGCACAAACGCAGCGTTTAAAGTACCTCAGTTAGAAGCTAATTTAAAGAAATCAGAAGAAGCATATCGTGCTAGCCGAGCTAAAATGGCTACAATGGATACAGATCTTTCCAAAAAGCTGCTTAAAGGGGGTGCTGGAACTGATGATAAAACTTTAAGATCAGAGCAAACCAGATATAGTAAAGAAATAAATGCATTAAGACGACAGGGTTTAGACATAAACAATGCCCAAATTTTAGCTCTTGAAAAAGAGCGAGCAGTAATTCTTGCGCTACGCAACGATATGAGGGCTCTTAACGCAGCACAAGATGCAGCATTAACTAAAGCAAGTGGTGGTAGTATGTTTGAAAGAGCAGGAGACTTTTTACGTACTAGTGCTGCTAAAGGTGCTCGCGACAAAGCCACAAGATTAGACATATTAAGTAATGTAAGCGTAAATCAAAGAGAACAAGGTTTTGGTCCTGCTATTAGTATGATGATGAAGGATCTCGACACATTACCTGGTAAATTAAATAAAGTACGAACAGGTATTGCAGGTATTGTTATTGCAAGTGCAGGTTCAATTGGTACTGCTGTATCAGGGTTAAGTAGGTTCTTAGGACCTGTAGGTATCGGTATAGGAGTACTAACCGCTGCACTCCCATTATTTCGTAGTAACGAGGAAGCTGCTGCAAGATTTTCAAGCTCACTAGACTTATTAAAAGAAAACTCAGAAAACGCTTTCCGAGTTTTAGAAAGATTAAGCAAATTAGATCCACTAGAACGAATCTCTGTA